TTAAACAAAGAGGCTCAGGAAATAGCTTTGGGAATTAAACCATTGCATAAAGAATTATATGGTAAAGAGGTGATGTTTGATGCCTTCTTCGATTAGTTTACCTTCCAATGATGAGTTGGAAGTGATCTTGGAGCACCTTGATGCCAATAACCGTGATACATGGGTAATGGTGTTTAATGCTCTGGGTAAAGATTACCCTAACAACGAAGCTGTTTTTAAGATTGCTCAGGCATGGGCATCTCATGCGTCTAACCGCAAAAAGGAAGACGAAAAGCATGAGAGAAATGAGTTTTTTAAGAGTAATCATATTGCTGGTATTGGTGCGATTATTACTGCAGCACAAGCAAATGGTTACAAGCGTGTAATTCAAAAAGAAGAGAAAACAGGAAAGCTTAATAAGAATGTTGAGATTAAAAAAGAGCCTTCTGCTGTCACTAAACCACGAAATGAAGAAGACATAAGCGACTATGATAAATGCGCCTCAGAAGGCTCTTATATTATAAGAGCTTTGTTGTATTCCTTTCAAGACAAGGAACGTCAGATCTTCCTGTCTGATTTAGGCTCTGATATCCATTTCTTTGTTCAGGAACAACAAAAGATTGTGGAGGCTGTCAGAAAGTTCTGCTATGCCCATAAATGGGACTACAAAACTTTTATTTCCTGGGCAAAAGATGAGAGCGTCAAAGAGAGTGACATCAAAAAGATCATCAGCAAATCTACAGCATGTTCTTATGACGATGTTATTAAGCATTACAAGGATATGCTTGATATTGGTATGCGTCTTATCGTCATTGAAGGTGCTCAAAAGCTTATTGAAGATGCCAGAGCTAAAAAGCCTATAGCTGAGTTAAAAGAAACTGTAACTTCAATTGAACGTGATACCAGTTTAGAGCTTAAAAAAGACATTTTAAGAAAGAATGAAATTGCTCGTGCAGCTTTTCAGGAAGTTGCAGAACTGTCTAATCCAGCAACAAGAAAAAAGCTGTATGTGACAACAGGGTATAAAGCCTTTGATGAGCGCTTTAACGGCTTTAGACGTGGTGAAACTTCTATCATCTGTGCTTACTCAGGTGCAGGTAAGACATGGTTAGGCTGTGAAATTGCAAGACGTACAGCTTTAGCTGGTCTTAAGGTTGCCATGTTCTCAGCTGAAATGAGCGCGCAGTCTATTTCATTCCGTATGATGTGCACCGACCAGAATATCACACAAAAACAAATCATGAATGGCTATCCTGTTGAGCAGAACTTAAAAGCCTTTGAAGATACCATCTCTAAGAGCGGTTTAACTATCATGGCGGGCCGTGGTATGTCAATTTATGACGTTGAGAATGAGGTTAAACGTCTTGTGTACTCAGGTGGTCTTGATCTTTTAATTATTGATTATTTCCAAATTCTGGAGATGAAATATCGAGGTGAGATGTGGGAGCGCAACAAGGCCATGATGCAACGCTTAGTAAGGCTGTCTGAGCAGAACAATCTTGCAACTCTTGCATTCGTTCAGTTAAGCCGTCCTGTTTCTAAAAAGAACGGGACGAGTAACAAACCAACTATGTATGACATTGCCGGCGGTTCAGGTATTGTTCATGATGTAGCTCTGTCTCTAATCATGATCCCTGAAACAAATAACGGCACCAAAGATATAACTCGCTTTCAGATTGATATTGCTAAAAGCCGTTACTGTCAGGCTGGTGAAAATGAATTTACTGCAATCAGAACTGCTGGCGGTGGTTTTAATATCATCAAAAATACTGAACCTACAGTATTGATTAACCGCGGTGTTTCAATGCAGCCAAATACCAGCAATGTAAATCTGATCCACAAAATACCGCTTCAGAGATAGGAGATAATGCCATGATTTATATGAAAGACATCATGATCAATGAGCCTGGAGTTGATGAAATCTCTGGTGAACTTATCACAAACCAAAGACCAATGAATGAGCGTGACCTGTCCTCTGCCCTCCACAAAACAGCTGATGGTTTAGCTTCAATAGGCTGGACTGTTATTCCTTCTCATTTTAAGGCTCCTAGTCTTAGGAAATGGAAAGAACCATCAAAAGAACAACTGCTTAAGTGGACACATGAAGATATAAACAGCGGTCGTTGTAATTCACTCAATCTGCGTTTGGGTGACAGCCATGTATGTGCTTTAGACTGTGACTTTTACGATGATGTAACTATGAAGAACTTTATGAACCTTCTAACTTCAGAAAAAATTCTTCCTGAGTTCTATACTGTCTGTGGCGGTAAAGGCGGAAAAATCTTTTTCAGAGTTAAGAATATTCCTGAAGGCAAACCACTACCTCGCGTTTTAGGCCCGCAGCCTTTAGTACCAAAGAAAAACGGCGCTCTGGTTAAATATGCTTTAGAGTTAAAGTCAGACGTAGCTACAGTATTTGGTGCATATTCAATTCCTGGCACTCTATACTCTGAATATCCTGGCACCAAGTTTGTGATTTACTTTAAACCTGACGATCTGCCTGAGATTGATTATCTGGAGCTACAGCATATTGCGACTATGTATATTGCCACTTTAAAGAGTATGGCGGTTAAGAAGTATATGCCAATTCCTCTTGCATGGGATGAGGAAGTCGAGAAGTTGAAAAGCCTCATTGCCCTTGATGAGTTATGCAACATGGATAGCATGTATGAATACGATTTGTATGACATGATTATTGCAGCAGGGGACGAGCATCTGCTTCCTGCAGTAATGCTGTTTGATAACGTTCTTCCTGAAGACAAGAAAAAAGAAGTCGATGAACGTTTCATTAATACTGTCAAATACATGCGTGATTTGGGCTATAACGAAGATACATTAAGAGCTTATGCTATTCAGGTTAACAGCTTTTATGCTGATTTTAAAAACTGGATGTTAACTTATCTGCAGAACTATGGCCAGAGCTATTCATACAGTGAAGGAGTTCAGTCAATATTTACAAAATACAAGCTGATTAAGGACAGTGTGGACTATGGTGCTTATTGATCTGACTTTACCGCCTTCAGCTAATCAGAGACTGATACCATACGTTATCAATATGACACGCAGAATTATTGGTATTAAAGATTCACCTAAGTATCGTGAATGGATGGAGTTTGAAGCACGAAAGATTAAGAATGAAATTCAAGCGCCGTATGCTGAGCCTGTTTATGTGTATATGGAAATTACTTTTCCTGACAGGCGCAAGAGAGATTTAGACAATATGGCCAAACCTGTATGTGATGTGTTAAAGCTTGCAGGTATTTATGATGATGATTCGTTAATTGAGTTTTTGATCTGCAGACGTTTGTCACCAAACAAAAAATTAGCCGGTATTCGTGTTGGTGTTTGGACAGTATCAGAGCATAATTCTTTGAAGGATTGGAGTTTGGAAAATGCTGACTAAAGAAATTCTTGACGCACTGGATGATGATTATGCTTTTGAGCGTCTGTTAGATTCTTATGGAGTATGGACAAGGATCAACAGAGGCTGTCCATCAGCTGGTACTGTTCCTACAGAGCATGGTTATGCTGCTATCACTGAGGAGAGTGCAGAGATCATAGCATCAGTTACCTGTGAATTTAAAAAAGAACGTCCGGGGCTGTACAGATTCTTTCACTGGTATTATCACAAAGGACAGGATGCAGGAGATATCAGGTCATTCTGTAAGGGTATATCCATCCAACGTGCCAAACATCGCAGATTGACCGTTTTTGAGGCCCATCCGTGGAATGTTGTAAGGTACATGACGATAGCAATGATCAATCAGAAGATCTTTGATTCAAGAGACTGGATGAGAGACAAATTAAAGCAAATGAGGGGTGAGTAAGTGAGAAGCTTTACATATCAGGGGGTTGAGTACAGGTCTATGTTTGAATGCTGCAAAGCTCTGAATATCTCGTATCAGAAGGTAAGGCGCTTATGTCGTCATTACAAACGCGCTCATGATGATCCTGCTCAGGCTGTTCGCTGGTGTCTTGGTGTGGATAAGCTGTCACATCTTGAACCAAAGACACTGCAGTATGCTCAAGATCTTGAGAAGAGCTACGACAGACAGGAGAAATTCAAAGACAGAATTTATCAGAAGGTTGTGGAGAGTTTCTGACTTGTCCTAAGCTATCCTAACTTATATTTTCTTATCCTAATATATTGACATTTTTATTTTTTGTTGTAAGCTTCAAGTAAATAAAGTTTCAGACCTCGACATTAGTCCTCTCACTCTCAGAGAAGTGACGAAGTCGAGGTCTTATAGTATGTGGAATATTGTTTTATGGACAAAATCAGAACAGCTATTCTTGTAGATGGTGGATTTTACAGAAAAAGAGCAAAATCTTTATGGGGAGAAAAGTCTGCAAAAGAAAGAGCTAAAGAGCTTGAATCTTATTGTCATAAACATGTAGCTAATTCATATCTGTACAGAATTTTTTATTATGATTGTCCATGGCTTACAGATAATATTTTTAATCCTATTACAGGAAAGACTGTTAATTTCAGAAAGTCAGACGTATTTAAGTGGACAGAAGCTTTTTATGATGAATTAAAGCATAGAAGAAAGTTTGCTTTACGTATGGGAAGGTTATCTGAAGCTCCTCAGTATGTTTTGAAAGAGGATGTTTTAAAGAAACTCTTTAGAGGAGATAAAAATTTTTCTGAGTTAACTGAAGACGATTTAAGACTAAATGCAAAACAGAAGGGTGTTGATATGCGCATTGGCATTGACATTACTTCCTTGGCTCTAAAAAAACAAGTTGATCAGATTATCCTTATTGCTGGTGATAGTGATTTTGTTCCTGCTGCAAAATTAGCAAGAAGAGAAGGCATTGATTTTGTTCTTGATCCTCTCTGGCATCCTGTCGCAGATGATTTATTTGAGCATATTGATGGATTACAATCATTTAATAATCCAGGTAAAACAAACAAAGAAGCAAAACAAGATGTTTCACAAGGTACTGTGACAGCATGAAATAAGGCGCGGGTGGCAAGACGCCCGAAATTCGTCTAGCTACATAGATTTTAAAAATATGGCTGCCATCCTCATAACAGACAGCTATAATCCCTAAAAATACTACTTTATTCTTTAAAATCAAATAGATAAAAAGATCGTTTATTGGTCGTTAATAGATCGTTTTTTTAAGAATATACTATAAAACAATTAGAGTGAAAAAGTACGTATTGAACATCGGTGCTTTCCTCTTCCTCATAGATTATCCTAATTTGTCAACAATAAAGCTCTCAAGAAATTGAGGGCTTTTTTTATTTCTTATGTATAAACATTTAACCCCAGAAGTCATTTATTTGATGATTGGTACAGCTTGCTCATTTGTAATGGCATATTTACGCTCTACCAAGCGCAAATTCATGGCTAAGATTTGCGAAGCTCTGACATGCTCTATGCTCTCATCTGCACTTATCTTAATTTCAGAGTATTACTTTAAGTGGCCTCTGGAGTTAGGTGTTGCAATTGGTACATTCGTAGGCTTCTTGGGCAGTGACTATATCTCTTTAAAAATTAAACAAGTTATTAACTTAAAAGTTGAGGATAAATCAGATGATGAAAGTAAGTAGTCATGGTATTGCTCTTATAATGAATTTTGAAGGTTTAAGAACTGCTGCATATAAGCCTGTATCAAGCGAAAAAGGATGGACTATTGGTTATGGTCATCATGGTCCAGACGTTAAGCAGGGTATGGTATGTACTGAGCAGTGGGCGTATGAGCAGTTACAGCGAGACCTAAGACAGGTTGAGCATCAGCTGATTTCAGCCTTAAATGCCGATGAGATTGAAGTCACACAGTGTCAGTTTGATGCGCTGTGCTCTCTTTTGTTCAATTTATCAGGTGGAATTTTCAAACTTGTAAGATTCAAGCTGTGGGCAAAACTCAAGGCCGGTGACGTTGAAGGCGCTGCACATGAGTTTCTTGATATCAACAAAGCAGGTGGCGTTGAAGTTGAAGGGTTAACCAGGCGCAGAAAAGCAGAAGCTAAATTATTTCTTTCTTAGTCTAAAAATGTCAAAAAGAAGCTCACAGAAATGTGGGCTTTTTTCGTTCCTGGAGTTTCCCAATGTTATCCATTAAGAATACATTGATTGCTAGTGCATTAGCTTTTGCTGTCGGTTTTCTGACCGGCTATTCGGCAAGAGACGATCAGGCAGAAATTGAACGTCTGAACGTTGCGAAATATGCACTGGAGCAAGAAAAAACTAATCTGATTCAACAGTTGGAGGTTGAACATGAGCACCAGAATACAGCGCAAATCAATGCAGCAAAAACGCAGGAAGACCTGGATGATCTTGAAAAACGTTATGCTAGTGCTATCGATGAACTTAATGCTATGCAGTTGCAGTTCTCAGAGTACACCGATTCCGACACAGCAACACTGTCCAAAGATGCCTCCGCTTCCGGATCAGTTCAAGAAGACAAATGTAAATGCAGTGGAAAAGACAAAAGAGCATTTCAGAAATTACTTAATGACCAGATGATTGTGGCAAGAGACTGCGATATCAATGCGACTTATCTCAACAATCTGATTGAGTGGTATGGGAGTATAGGCAAACGAGGTTTATAATATGAATATACATGTTGTTGCAGTTATGATTATAGGATGGTCTTTAGCTGGTTTCTTCGGAGGTCTTTGTCTTGGATTACTCCTATAATTAGGAGTAAATATGGATTTTGACTCAACTCTAAATAAAATCAATAGTGTTATAGCATCCGTAAAGGAATCAGGTTTAAAAGAACAAACTTCCATTTTAGGTAATTATCCATTAATCTCAAAGCATGTTGCTATTGCCTCTCTTGAGAAATTATCTTCTTTTTTGGAAGAAAACACTTTTAATAATGAGTTAAAAGATGATAATCCTCTTTTTACGAATTTTGAGCAATTTCTTACGGACTGGAACTATTCATGCGTGACTTCAAATTTAGGCAATAATCAAAACCTCTCTTGTTTATTATTCTATGCTTTAGATTGTGCTATTTTTTCTTTTATTCGTGATTTATCCGTTTATTTGGAAGATGATTCTCCAGAGAAAATTCAAAAACGTTTAAATAAAATTAAGAGTAACTGTAAATCCTTTGAAAGCCAAGTTTCATCGATAAAAGAGAGATTTTTTGATATAGATTCACGTGTTGCTTCAATAGAAGATGCTTATGAAGTAAGCCAAAAAATGCCTGTGTCTATGGAAGAATTAAATAATAATTTAAAAGAAATTGAATCTATACATAGTTCTGTAAATGAATCAAAAATCAATATACTAGACGCTGATAAAAAAATAAGTCAGATTTATGAAGATGTAAAGCTGAAGCAAGAACAGTCTTCAAACCTGATATCAAGTGCAGAAAAAGCTCTAGGAATGGCAACAAATGTCAGTTTAGCTTCTTCATTCTCAAATAGAAAGAATGAGTTATCTACAGAAAGTATCTGGTGGATTGCTGGACTTGTTGTTTCTTTGGTCGCCACGATCTGCATTGGATGTTGGCGCATTCATGACGTTATGGAGTTTTTTCAAACAGATAATTTTTCTTATGGAGTATTATTTTCTAATTTAATTCTTTCTTTTCTAATTTGTTTTGCTCCTTTTTGGGGAGCTTGGTTTTCAACAAGAAGATTGGGGTACTTGTTTAAGCTTAGAGAAGATTATGCTTATAAAGCTGCAACTGCAATAGCGTTTGAAGGTTATAGAGATCAAGCTGCTAAATATGATGAGAATATGGAAGCACAGGTTATTGAATCTGTTCTTAAACGCTTTGAGGAACCTCCGTTACGACTTATGGCTGATCCTGTAAGAAGCAGTCCAATATCTGAATATATTGCCATATTTGATTATCTGAAAAAAAATCCAAGCGAACGAGAGCAACTAAAGGAAAAAATACAAGATAAAGAAAAGAATAGCTCAGAAGAAAAAAATAGCAAATAAAATTTTTGTTACTATTCTTTAAGCACAGATGATTGTTGCAGATTGTCTGTGCTTTCTAATTCTTAATATATGCCTAATTTATTTTTAAAACCATGTCAGTATCCCGGTTGTAGAAAGTATGCAGTTCAAGGTTCAGCATACTGTAGAGAACATCAAACAAAAGTATCAAATGAGTTTGATAAACATCGAGGATCTTCAAGAGAAAGAGGATATACAAGTAAATGGGAGAAGTTCAGAAAGACATTTCTTGCTGAGCATCCTCTATGCGTTGAATGTCTCAAACACGGCAGAATCAAACCAGCTACAGATGTTGATCATATAGTTCCTCACAAAGGCGACATGAATAAGTTCTGGAATTTAAAGAACTTACAGGCTTTATGTCATGAATGCCACAGCAGAAAGACAGCAATTGAAGACAGTAACTTTCTCAAGACCCGTAGGGGGAGTTAAAAAAGTTCATACACAAGAATGTAACCGCCCCGTTAGTTCTTTACACACGCGTGCAAAATGGGAGTAATTTACTTGTTGATTTATAGAAAAAAATATTCAAGTGTATAAAGATAGGTAAAAAAAATAATGGCAAGACCAAGAAAACCAACTGCAATTAAAAAACTGCAGGGAACCTTACAGCCTTGTCGAACAAACTTAAATGAGCCTAAACCTCAGACAGACATCAAAGTTGTATCAGCTCCGTCATGGCTTAATGATGTAGCAAAGCAACATTGGGATTTTGCAATATCACAGATGCCTGACGGAATGGTTTCAAGCCTAGATTACACTGTTTTTGCGATGTGGGCTGACACAGTGTCTAAGATCCTTGAGTTAGAAGCGATACTTCAACATGAAGGTTTAATGCTTACAGACGAAAAAACAGGCAAACGTGTTGTAAACCCCGTACTAAAACAGCAAAACGAGCTGAAATATATTTTAAAGAATTATCTGACCGAGCTTGGGTTTACTCCTGCATCTCGCTCGAAAGTATCTATAACAAAGTCAGATTCAGATAACAAGAATAGCTTTCTTGATTTATAGTCTATGCAGAAACGTGATTATATCGCCATCGCTAATGGCTATATTAACGACGTACTGGCTAAGAAGATCCCTGCTTGTCGTTATGTTATTGAAGCATGCAAGAGACAGAAGAACGATCTTAAAAGAAAACGCTGGCAGTATCACTTTGATGTAAATCTTGCATCAAGACCTTGTCGGTTTTCTGAAATGCTCTGTCACGTAAAAGCTGAAAAAGCTGGTCAAAAGATAGTACTTGAGCCATGGCAGATCTTTATTCTTACCACAGTATTCGGCTGGGTTGATGATAACAATCTCAGGCGTTATCAGAGAGCATATATTGAAGTCCCAAGAGGTAACGGCAAGTCAACTTTATTAAGCTGCATCGGTTTATTCATGATGTGTGCTGACAATGAAATGGGTGCTGACTGTTACTCATTTGCAACAACTCGCGATCAGGCAAAGATTGTTTTTAATGATGCTCAGGCAATGGCTCGTAAAAATCCTGATTTGCGTGCAGCATACGGATTGAATGTTCTAGCTCATTCAATGGTCATTCCTGGTACTAATTCAAAGTTTGAAGCAAAGTCAGCAGACGGTAAAACCCTTGACGGTTTGAATACCCATTGCGCAATTATCGACGAACTTCATGCACATAAAACTCGTGAAGTGTATGACGTTGTCGAGACTTCAATCGGTAAGCGTACACAGCCAATTATGTGGATGATTACCACAGCAGGATTTCTGATTAACGGTATCTGCTACGAGATAAGACGGTACGTTGAAAAATTGTTAAATACTTCCGTTGTAGATGATACTCATTTCGGCATTATCTATACGATTGATGAAGGCGACGACTGGAGAGAAGAAAGCTCACTGCAAAAAGCTAATCCTAACTGGAATATATCAGTGATGCCCAAGGCGGTATTATCGACTTTGCGCAAAGCCATGGAGAATCCCAGCTCAGAAAATAACTTCAAAACAAAGCACCTTGATATATGGTGCAACGCTGACACTGCTTTTCTGCAGATGAACAAATGGCGAAAAGCTATCAGAACAGATGTAACTCTTGATGATTTTGAGGGATGTCACTGCATTTATGGCCTTGACCTTGCAGCTAAAACAGATATCACAGCTTTAGTGCGACTTTTCTGGAGAGAAGAGAGTGATGGCAAGGTTCACTTCTATGTTTTTCCTGAGTTCTGGCTACCTGAAGATAGAATAAACAGTTCTACAAATTCACAATATCAAGGCTGGGTTAAACAGGACTTAATCCATGTCTCCGATGGTTCTATTAATGATTTAGAGCTTATTCAAGATTATATCAAAGAAGATGCCCAGCATTATGACACTTTAGCAATAGCTTTTGATCCTTGGCAGGCATATCAGTTAGCTTCTAACCTTGCTAATGAAGGTTTGACCATGGTTGAGATTAAGCCTACCGTTCAGAACTTCAGCGAAGCTATGAAAGAAATGCAGGCTTTGATTTATCAGAAACTGTTACACACTGATGGAAATCCTGTTCTTGAGTGGATGGCCTCGAACGTAGTCGCACATTTAGATGCCAAAGATAATATTTATCCAAGAAAAGAAAACCCAGAGAACAAAATTGATGGCATTGTAGCGTTAATCATGGCTTTACGACAGGCTATTTTTATGCAGGTTTCAACAGATTATCTTGAAGGCAGTTTAAATATCGACTTAGCTTATTAGATTTACAGGTAAAAAAATATGAATGTTTTTAAATGGTTGACAAATTGGGGTGGCACTACAGGTGATCACTCTGGCTGGCAGAATAACAGCCCTATGGTGCCAATCGTTGAAGGAACAAATGCATATTCACCGGATATGGCTCTACAGATTCCTACTGTATGGGCTTGTATTGATCTTTTAAGTCACACTATTGCATCTCTGCCTTGTGATGTATTTATTGTTGACGGTAAAGGTAATAAGAACGCTGATACCAAATGCAATCTTAATTATATTCTGTCAGAGTCACCAAACGCTGATATGACTCCGTATGAGTTCTTTTCTGCAATGGTTGTTAATTACTGTCTGCATGGTAATGCTTATGCGTTAATCTCCAGATGGACAGGAGACAAAAAAGGACAAGTAAAGGGCATATATCCTCTGTCTTCAGAGCAGATGCAGATTTACAGAGATCCTTCAAATGGTCAGTTAATTTATCGTTATCTTGATAAGAACGACCATTATCAGGACTATAAATCATCTGACATACTGCATTGGAAATGCATGGGTAACGGCATTACCGGTCTAAAGAAGTTGGATTTTATGAAAATTTCTTTGGCTGAATCTAACTTTGCTCAAAGAACTGCTGTATCAGTTTTCAACAAAAAAGGAAAAATGAGTGGCATTCTGACTACTCCTAAGATTTTAACCGACAAACAAAAAGGTGAAATTGCCGATCAATTTCAAAAGATGAGGAATGATGACAAGATACCTGTATTACCTGCAGATATGTCTTTTCAGCAACTAAGCCTTAATCCTGCCGAACAGCAATTATTAGATACACGTAAATTCAGTGTCGAAGAAATCTGTCGCTGGTTTGGAGTTCCATCTGCTCTTGTCAATTCAAGCGGTGGAGCACCAGGGTCAAACATTGAACAGGTTACGGCAAACTTTTACAAGTCAACCATTCTGCCCATGATTATAAGCCTTGAACAGGCAATCATGAAGCGTGTCCCATGTGTTGAAGAACGATACAACCATGCTGTTAAATTCCGTCTGTCATTTCTTAACCGTGCTAATGATGAGGCTCGCAGTCGCATTGCAGCAACTGCAGTGCAGAACGGCTGGAAGACACGTAATGAAGTCCGCGTTGAAGAAGGCTTACCACCAGTTAAAGACGGTGATACTTTGACAGCTCAGAGTAATTTATTTCCTCTTGAGCAGTTAGGCCAGGCTGATGCGTCTCAGGTATCACAGACACCAATTACAGAAAACCCTACTAAACAGTAAGGAGTAAATAAATGAAATTCAATAAGAGTGCCAAAGAGTCACAACTTGAAATCTCTGATGAAGGCATCATTGAAGGATATGCTTCAGTATTCAATGGTGTTGATTCGTACGGCGATACCATTGCGCCTAAAGCATTTGATCATGTAATTACAAAAGGCGACTTACCTACAATGCTGTATGGTCATGATTCAATGTCTGTGCCTATTGGCAAATGGACAGAGATGTCAGTTGATGATGTAGGCTTAAAAGTTAAAGGACAGCTGAATTTAAATAACGCTAAAGCAAAAGAAGTTTTTGACGCAATTAAGTTTGGCTCGCTGACCGGTTTATCAATCTGCTTTTCATGTTCCGAAGAAGGCTGTGAACAAAAAGATCCTGATGATTTGTATAGTGGTTGCTTAATTAAGGCAATTGACAGGCTTTATGAGATTTCAGTTGTAAATCTGCCTGCCGATGACAATGCAAGAATTTCAAGTTATAAGTCAGCAGATTTTAATGACTGTAATGATATTAAAGGTTTTGAGAAATGTCTGCGTGATGCTGGCTTTTCTCGCTCAAAGGCTAAAGAGATTATATCTGTAGCCAAACGTGTGCTAAATCAGTGTGATGCTGACAGAGAAACACACGATCACGTAGACAATGACATTGATGAACGTATCAAGTCAATTTTCATGAAATACAGGAAATAAAAAATGGAAAATAACGATATTTTAAAGGGTCTTGAGACCATAGATGCAAAAATCGAGGATGTAATCTCCGATAATAAAGCGTCAAAATCAGCTATTGAGGCAGAGATTAAACGTATTGGTGATGAACAGGTCAAGCTAGCAAAAGCCTTAGCAGACACAGCACAGAAATCTGTTGAAGTTCCAGCAGAGACAGCATCTCCTTCACTAGGGCAGGCATTTACAAAGTCTGCAGCATTTGAGAATTTTAGTAATAATCGAAAAGCATTATTTACTTTTGAAAAGAAAGCTGACACTAATGCTGCAACTTCAGATTATGGCAATATTCCAGCCTACAGAAAGCCTGGTATGGTTGTTTCTCCAGAAGCTCCATTGATTATTGAGAACTTATTCCCTCATGTGCCTGTAACTTCAAATTCAGTTGAATACGTCAAGGAAGGTTCATTTACAAACAATGCTGCACTTGTAGCTGAAAAGAATGATAAACCTGAATCTGTATTCGGGGCTACTTCACTTGCAACTGCAAAGATTGTAACTATTGCCCACTGGACAAGAATCACAAATCAGCTTGCAGCAGACGCTCCAGCTTTGGCTGCTTATATTGAGCAGAAGATGCAGTACGGTTTACAGGCTCGTGTTGATTCTCAGCTCGTTACCGGTACAGGCGGATCAACTGAACTTGAAGGTTTACTCCACGCTGGTAATTACAATGATCCTGTAACAGGCAAGCAGATTGTAGCTAAAGATTTTGCAGCAGATTCAACTCTGTTTGACTTCGTATTAAAGAATAAGGCAGAGCTTGAGGGTAGATACATTACTCCAGAAGTGATCCTGTTAAATCCATCTGATTGGACAAAGCTTGCAATGTTAAAAGACGGTCAGAAGCGTTACATTCTAGGTGGTCCTCAGTCTGTTGCCACTAAGTCATTATGGGGTATTCCTGTTGTAACTTCTGCATCTGTAACTGCCGGCAAGTATATCTTAGGCAACATCTCTTTAGGTGCCACTGTATACGACAGACAGGCTCTAAACGTTGCAATGTCAGATTCAGACAATGTTAACTTCACTCAGAACTTAATCACTATCAGAGTTGAGCGCCGTTTAGGCGTTGCTTACGAGATGCCACAGGCAATTAACGGTGGTGATTTTGCTATTCCTGCAACCGCATAATTTAGCTTGTAGTCAGCATTGGGGGCATATGCCCCCTTTTTTATAGGATTTTTTAATAATGTCTCTTTACACTCCAAGCCCAATAACTGATATCTCTCAGACTCCATGCACTCTTGAAGAGGCTAAAACTCAGTTAAGGGTTGATGATACATTTGAAGATGATCTTATTCGTAATTACATTATTGTAGCTACAGAACAGGCAGAGCAGATTTTACAGAGAGAAATTATTAAAAGATTCGATGATGAGGCTGTGTCAACTTTATCCCCAAATGGGGATATTCCATTAACTGTTAAGCAGTTTATTTTATGCCTTGTAGGCGATTTATACGCACACAGAGAGCTGTCAGAGCAAGCTACATATAGTACCTTTCACAAGCACCTTCTTGATCCTTATATTAAATATATTCGAGAGGATGAGTAATGAGCGTATCAATTCCCACCGCTGGAGAATTAAGGCACAGAGTCAGCATATATTCTCGAATTGATCATCCTGTTAACGGTCATGAAGTTGAGAGTATTGATGAGCTTATATGTACAGTGTTCTGCAAAATTGAACCTACAGGCTCAATGTATTTCAATAATATTCAGACAGAGAACAAAACTACACACCGTTTCTGGTTCCGTTCTGTTAAAGGAATGACAGATGCAAGAAGTTTAAGCCGAAGTATTCTGATAAAAGAAGGCGATATTACATATATTCCTATCAGGGTAACACAGTGCAATGGTCAGAACTTTTTTACCATGGTTGAAGCTCGTGAACTCGGTGATATTCAAAGCGAAACTGTAAATGCTAACAATATGGCAGGACTAGCAGATGGGTGAGTTCTTTCATGTTGGTGTAAAAATGCCAAAAGGCCTTGATGTCATGGATTTTGACAGAAAAATCGTAATGACAGGACTTAAGAAGGCATCCAAAATCGTACAGCAGCAGTCTAAAAAACTGATTTCATCAAAGGGCCCTTCAAAAGCTGGCGAATATCCCGGACGTAATACAGGACGTATGAGACGTCATGTTCGTATTAAAAATTCTAAAAGAAAAGATCATCTGTGGTCACGTGTACAAGTATCAACGATTGAAGACAGTTTCTTTTATCCTGCGGTTTTAAATTATGGTCGAAAAGACGGACGACTTAAACCAAGAAAAAACTTCATTGAAACAGCAACGACCCAGAACGAAAAACAAATAAAAGAAATCATAGACAGCGCTATGACAGAGGGCATAAAAATTTGGAGAAAATAGGATGCGAGTCAGCTCAACTATCAAAGCTTTAAGAGAGCGATGCCCATCACTTAGCAAACGTGTCTATGGGGCACTTCAATGGGTCAGTCTGTCAGTTGTTCACCCTGAGAAACTTCCATGTGCTTATGTATTTACCCAGTCAGAAGATCCTAAAACCCTACAGAGTTCAGAAAACTCATATAAGCAGTTAATAACAGCGACTATAGCTGTGGTTCTATGTGTTCCTAGTCTTGATGTTCGAGGACAGGAAGGCGCAGACAAAATTGAAGATTTAAAAGATGAGGTTTTCAAAGCTTTGTTAGGTTGGGCTCCTAATGGCGATCCTCAGTGTGTATATGAATACGCAAATTACAGAGTTATTGATACATCATCCACTCCCGCCATGTGGTGTGTACAGTTAGAGTTCACAGTAGAGTACATGCTTGATACGGATGATACATATATCAAGACAGAACATGAGAATTTAGGCAATTTTGACAAGTTTTATGCTGATGTAGACAAAATTGAATCTGATAAGCCGGATGGAAATATAGATGCAAAACTCAGACTTACAGGGCTTACAGAAGGTAAGGCTAAATCGGAGCCACAAGATCAAACTATTTATAAAGATTTATGGTAACTAAACCAAGGAGAAGACAATAATGTCTGTTTCATTTAATTACGTACCTTCAAATGTACGAGTTCCTTTGTTCTACGCAGAAGTAGACAATTCAATGGCAAATACCGCAACAGCAGAGAAGAAGAGCCTTTTAATCGGTTCAATGTCTTCTTCTGGAACTGCAACAGCAGGTGTTCCTACATTAATCACCTCAACTGAACAGGCAAAAACAAAGTTTGGTCGTGGTTCGCCTTTAGCTTTAATGGCAGAGGCATTCCGTAATCAGAATGGTACAGGAGAATTATGGTGTTTACCTGTAGACATTAAGTCATCTACAGCATCAACAGGCTCAATTACCGTTAAAGGAACAGCAACAGAGAGCGGAGCAGTCTATCTGTATATTGGTTCTCAGCTCGTATCAGTTGCATGTTCTGCAGGAACAACTGCAAATGAAGTCCTAACTGCATTAACTCAGGCAATCAATGCAGATAAAGATTTACCCGTTACAGCTGAAAAGAATGATGAAGATAGTGTAATCACTATTACAGCTAAAGTAGCTGGCATTACTGGAAATGAAATCAGATTGGATAAGAACCTTCAGGGCGACGTTGGTGGAGAATCTGATCTTGCAGGCATTACTCTTACTATCGATGATATGAAAAATGGTTCTGGTGAGCCTGATTATAAAGAAGCTTTTAAGGCTGTTGCATCAGAAACATTCTGGTTTATTGGAATTGAAAATAATTCTGCTACAGCGCTTGATGCTGTAAAAACCGAGATGAATGATTCCACCGGACGTTGGTCATATGCAAAAATGCAGTATGGTCATGTGTTTACAACCCTCAGAGGTAATACTGAAAGCTTAGTTACTTTTGGTAATACTCGCAATGACCAGCATACCACAGTATTCGGCATTGAAGAGAAGAATGCAGAACCTGCATATATTGTGACAGGCGCTGTTTTAGGTCGTATTGCCGGATTTATTACTAATGATCCTGCCCGTCCTGTACAAACCGGTGAACTGAACGGCTTAATGCAACCAAGTATGGAAAAGCGTTTTAATTTTAATGATAAAAATACTTTACTCCATAATGGAATCGCAACAATTTATTATCAGTCAGGCACTGTAATGATTGAGCGCGCAATCACCACATATCAGGTTAACAAGTTCGGTGATGCAGATAATTCATATCTTGATATCACAACTCTGTATACATTAGCAGAGATCATTACCCGTCTTAAGGGCGTTATTACCTCAAAATATGCACGCCATAAGCTAGCAAATGACGGTACCAGATACGGCGCAGGACAGGCTATTGTTACCCCTTCTGTAATTCGTTCAGAGCTGATTGCACAGTATTCAGCCATGGAACGTGACGGCCTTGTTGAGAATGCTGAACTGTTCGCTAAGAATCTGATTGTAGAGCGTAATGCTTCAGATGTTAACCGTCTTGATGTGCTGTTGCCTCCTGATCTTGTTAATCAGCTTCGCATTTTTGCGTTACAGGCTCAGTTCCGTTTACAGTATTCTGATTAAGAGGAGATTTTTTAAATGGGTAAAAAATTTGCGGGTACCTGTTACATTAAAGCTAACGGTGCTCAGTTATCTGTTGAAGGTTCAGTCGAAATACCTTTATTAAAAACAACCAAAGAAAAGAAAGTAGGTTCTACAGGTGTGGCAGGATACAGTGAGACTAATATAGCTCCATATGTTAAATGTACTGCATTTCTTGAGCCTGACTTTGATATTGATGCACTGTCTGGCAATGATATGACAATTACTGCAGAGCTTGCCAATGGTTGGGTATACACCTTAAATGGTGCATGGCTTGAAGGTGAAGTTGTAGCTAATTCGTCAGACGGTACTGTGTCATTAGAGTTTACAGGCCTTGATGGTCACTTACAGCGTTAGGAGAGAACTAAATGAAGTCAGTTGCAGAAAACTTAAAATTATCAGTGCCTATTGAGATGGGCACTGAGACAGTATCTGTTTTAGAGTTCAGAAAGCCTAGTGTTGGTGATATTCGCAGAATTGGTTATCCCATCTTTTTTACTTCAGAAGGCGATCTGAAATTTAATCCTGATATTGTTGCAAAGTATATTTCTACTCTTGCTTCAATACCTCCATCAGCTGTAGATAAGATGTCAATTCCTGATTTCACTGCAGCAGTAGGTGTTGTAACCGGTTTTTTCGGAAGTGGGGATTAAGCCCAAGAACGGAAAAGCAATTTATTGACTGTATCTATTCGACTGCGTATTTCTGGCATCTTTCACCGCTTGATATTGAACAACTTGATGTTGAGCGGTTTGAAGAAATGGTTGTACAGTCGAATCGTATTGCAGATGAGATTAATTCACAAAGGGAATAAGAATGGCATCAGCAAATATCAAAGAGTTTAAGGCTCTTTTTACTGTAAGTGATAAAGCTTCACCACAGTTAAAAAAATTAAAGAGTTCTTTTAAAAACTTTGAAAAAGCATCACAGGCTTTTGCATCTAATGCTTCAAAGTTAGGTGCATTAACTCTTGTACCGCTTGCTGGTGCTTTTACTGCAGTAAGTGCAACTGTTAAGAGCTCAATTAGTACATTTACTGATTATGGCTCTTCAGTGAAAGATGCTGCAATAAAACTTGGTACCACCACTGATGCTGTTCAAACTTTAAGACATGCTGCCCAAATGGCTGGCTCTTCAACAGAAGCTCTTGATCAGGGCATGGTTATCTTTAATAAGAATTTAGCTAATGCAGCACAGGGCAAGAACAAAGCCTTAGTTGAAATGTTCCAAAAATTAGGCATTTCAATGAAAAAAGCAAATGGTCAGATGAAGACCACAGCTGAACTAATGCCAGAATTAGCCGATGCAATGAAACGTCAGAAAAACAATTCTGAAAAGGCATATATTGCGACAACCACTTTTGGCAAGTCTGGACAGGAACTTATCCAAATGCTGCAGGATGGTTCTCAGGCTCTTAAAGATTATGCAGACGAGGCAAAACATCTTGGTATTGTTGTGTCAGATGAAGATACCTTAAAAGCAAAATCAATGGGCGACACAATTCAGCGTTTAAAAGATGCTGTTACAGGTTTTAGCCTTGCTATTGGCTTAAAGCTGATACCTTACGTTGAGCCCGTTATTGCATCTATGACTGAGTGGATTGCAACCAATCGAGAATGGATCGCAACAGAAATAGCATCATCAGTTAAGGATTTTGTTGAGTGCATTAAAAAGATTGATTTTAAACAGGTAATTTCTCAAACAGTTACTTTTACCAAAAATCTGGTAAAGCTTTTTAATTATCTTGGTGGAGTCAAAACAGTAGCGATTGTTATATCCACAATATTTGCAAGTAAATTTGTTGTTGCTCTGATAGGTACTATTAGCGCATTCTTGAAGATAGCTACTGCAATCAAAGCTGTAACAGTAGCTACAACTCTGTTTAATATTGCACTGTGGTCAAATCCTATTGTCTTAATTGCGGCTGCCATTATTGCAGCGATTTCAGCTATTGTTGCATCTGTCTATTTCCTTTATAAGAATTGGGATACTGTCTGCAAATGGTGCAAAGACGCATGGAATGCTTTTGTTGGCTTTACCATGTCAACAGTCACAAAAATTAAAGCCTTTTTTGCCAAGATGATCACTTATATTTTAAGTTCATTGTCACCAATAAAAAAAGCTTGGAATGGTATTAAAAACTGGCTGTCCAATTTATTTAATGATCCTGTAAACACCATTAAAGATACGTTTTTAAGTCTTGTTGGGTTTTATGCGAATTTATGGGGAAACATCGTAGATGTAACTGAATCAACTATCAAATCCTGTTTTGGCGGAATGATTGATTATATCCTTGACGTATTATCTCCAATAAAAAATGCGTGGAACAGTATGAAAAATTGGCTGTCCAATTTATTCAATGATCCTGTAAATACCATAAAAGATACGTTTTTTAGTCTTATCGACTTTTATGTTAATTTATGGGGGAACATTAGAGATGTAACTGAGTCAACACTCAAAGCCGTATTTGGCGAAATGATCGGTTATGTTCTTAATGCATTATCTCCAATAAAGGCAGTGTGGGAAGATATAAAGAACTGGTTATCTGGTTTATTTAATGATCCTGTAAACACCATTAAAGAAACATTCTTAAGCCTAGTCGATTTTTACGCTAATTTATGGCTCAAAATCAAAGATGTATTCTTTGCTCCATTTGAATCTGCAGCAAAAGGCATTAGTAAGATAGGTTCAACACTGTCAAATGGCTGGGATAAAACTAAAAACTTCTTTGGCTTTGGTGATGATTCAAATATGAATGTGCCGGCAACTACTCTTGCAACTGCATCTGGTGGTGCCTTAAAGGGCGATATCAATATCAATGTAAAGTCAGCTGAAGGAACTACAGCTGAAGTTGAGTCAACATCTCAGCATGGCGACGGTCGCATTCAGTATAAGACAAATTCAGGTGTATTAAGGAGCTTGTAATGTTTTCTACCAGATTACGAAAGGCCTCTTTTAATGGTGTGTCTTTTGAAGTTGTAAGCTCTGAATTTAACTTTGGCCGAAGAAATATCACTCATGAATATCCACAGCGTGATATTCCTTACACTGAAGATTTAGGACGTCTTAAAAGACAGTTTACTGTTACAGGCTTTATTATTGGCACTGATTATATTCAGCGAACCAAAAGGCTGATAAATGCCATTGAAGAGCCTAAAAAAGACAGTAACGGTATTGTTTCTGCTTGTAAGCTTATACACCCATGGTTAGGTACGCTTAACGTTTACCCCATTGATACACCAAGGATCACATGGGATGCCGAAAAGCGTATTTCTAACTTCACTCTGACTTTTATTGAAGCTGGTGAATCTAAATACCCACATTCAGCTGGCTTTGATTTTGGCTCAAAGTTAAGAACATGGGCTGATAACTTTGCAGAAAATGTACTGGATACTTTCAGTCTATCTGTAGAGGATTTAGACCAGTACACTACTATTGCAACAGATATCGCAAATGGCACATATTTCAATATATTAGGATGTCTTTCAGATTCAACTTTTTCAAAGATTTTTGATTTATCTGATTCCATATCAAATCTTATAACAACAGCAGCATCAGATTTGAGCCATTCCTCTTCCTTTGTTTCATCCCTTTTTGATTCATTAGGAGTAGGTAATTACTCTAATGTTATTCAGAACTGGAGAAATGCAGGTCACGCTGTGCTTGATTTAATTCATTCTAATGAATTAAGTACAACCTCATCAGTCACCAGCACTGCTCTTGGGACATCTCATGGAACTGCTCAAGGTGCGGTTCAAGGAACAGCAGTTGATTTTAGGCAGACTGATATTAACACTCAGAAATCAGAATTAGCTGAAGCTGTAAAAACTTCAGTAAGACTTACTTTACTTGCTCAGTTAGCCGGTATTGTTTCTCTTGTCGGAACAAACCTGGATGGTGAGAGTGACGGAGACATTGACACAGCCGGTAATACAAAATCTGAAGATGAAATTCTTGCACTGCGTAATGAAGTTCTTTCAGTTATTGAAGCTGAAATGATATATCAGGGTACTGATGACAGTAATCTATATGAGAGTTTGGAAGAGCTTTACAGCAATGTTTATCATTACTTTACAAATGAGGTTCTAGCTGATGGTAAAACCATAACTGTAACTCCAAAAGAGCCACAGCCTACTTTGGTTTTAGCTTATGAACAGTATGGCGATACCAGCAGAGTGGATGAAATCATAAGACGTAATAACATTCATTTTCCTTTGTTCATGCAAAAGGTTCCAATCAGAATTACAAAATCTGTATCTTAGTGTTTTAACCATTAATTTTTAGACTATAATTCAAGAAAAGAAGGATAGTTGCTATGAAAAAATTAATAGTTTTAATTGCTTTGTTGTCATCAATCGGATGTGCAAATGCTTACTGTTCTCCCAAGGATGGTTTTACAGAAGATTGTAATTTGGAAGATAGGGACTATGAATCTTTAGGCAGTTTAAAAGAGCAACTTGAACTTTTTAGTGGCGTTAACAGTATGATCGATCCTATGAGTAGGGGAACAAAAGTAACGATCGATGGCAAAGAATATCGCTGTATACAGCATTCTGATGATTCTATTGAATGTGAAAAATATTAGTTTTAATTTGTTATGGAGGCCCACTTAATTGTGGGCTTTTTTATGGTCAAAAAAAACACAGTACAGCTTAAAGTTAACAGTGCAACTACATATAACTACTGGTCATCTGTATCTATTACTTCAGAGATTAACGCGTTATCTAGAACTTTTCAGCTGGACATAACTCCAAAAGTTTATGCCCAAAGTGAAATTCCAAAGTTTACTTCTGGTGATGAAATCCAGCTTACAATAGGAGATGATCTTGTACTGACAGGCTTTATTGACTCAACTCCAATCAGTTATAACGGCACATCAGTGACAGCTTCAGTTGTTGGCAGAAGTAAGACAGAGGATTTAGTAGACTGTAACGTAGCTCCACAGGGATATGACTTATCAAGCATTAAAAATAATTCTTGGACAAAGAATATAAATGGCGGTAAATCCTTCGTATCTCCTAATATCTCAAAGGCTGTTACTCAGTTTAAAAACATCCCTTTAAAGCTTGCTGTATCTCAGTTAATAGCTCCTTATGGAATAAAACTTGTCTGTGAGTCAAACAAGGCTGCGGTTAATTCAAATGTTCACTCAACTGTTAAAAACAGTGAAACAGTTTTTAAGGCAATTCAGAATTTAACCAAATCGTCTGGTCTGTATTTTATGGATGATGAGTATGGCAATCTGGTAATTGCTGATACTGACGATCCGAAATCATCTGGTGCAACATTAGAATTAGGCACCAACATTCTGACAGCATCTGCACAGAAAGATTACACTCAGCGTTTTTCTCATTACTGGTATGACAATGATCAGAAGGGCAATAATAAGAAGTTTGGTGATGATCTTCAGCAGATTTCTAAATGCCAGGATGATGAAATTAAAAGGTTCAGATTCTACCGTTATAAAGAGCAGACCATGAATGGTGGCATATCAAATGGCCCAGAACAGGAAGCTAAATATCGTAAAGCACAGTCACAGAAAATAACTTATACAGTTGTAGGATGGCGCACGGGTAAAGACGGTCTTGAAGGTGATTTGTGGAAGGTAAACACTTTAGTCAAGATTAAAGATGACATTGTGTTAGGTTCTGGAGTTGGTTCAAATTCATCAACAAAAGAAATGCTAATCACCAAAGTCACTTTTACACTTGATAACAATGGAATGATTACCACTCTTGAATGTGTTCCACCTGTAGGATTTAGGCAGACAGATGAACCTGCTCAGGAAAAGTCAAAAGTCACAAAAAAGAATGGATCATGGTCATCAAAGTCAGAAGTTAAGCTTGTCGGTCAGGATGGCAAATACCATTAAGGATTAAATATGTCGCAGATAGTTCGGTCAACCGTCACAGGTTCTTCGGGTGATTTAAAGCTTAGAGAGTTCCAGACAAGATATGATTCTGACACCACCCAAGATGAGATGGAACATATCGAGCCTTATGGTTTCAGTTCAGAGCCTTATACAGACGGTAAGACAGATGCAATTAATCTCTTCTTCGATGATGAGCGCAATCATGGTGTAGTTATCAATGTTGCAGACAGGCGCTATCGAATCACTCAGATGAAGACAGGTGAAGTTGTTATCTACGATGATAAGAAACGTCATGTATATTTAAAGCGTGAAGGCATTGAAATTGACGGTGTAGATGATCCTATCACGGTAAAGACAACAAATGACATTATAGCTAAGTGCGATAACTTAACTGCAACCTGTAAAAGTGCTGCATCGGTTAACTGCGACACCTCATCTGTAACATGCAAAACATCTGCAACCGTAACTGCTCCAACAATTATGCTTGACGGAAATGTAACTGTTACAGGCACTCTAATTACAGGCACAAAAGGTGGTGGTATGGCATCATTTGGCGGTACTGTTAATGCTAAGGGGTTAATTCATTCAGAAGATGATATTACAGCCGGATCAATCAGTCTGCAGCACCATGTTCATACTGGTGTTCAAGGTGGTAGCGAAAATACAGGAACCCCAAGTTAATGAATATATCAGAAAGAATAATCCCAGTATGGTCATTTGACAAAGGTTCATGGTACAGAACTGATGATCTTTGCAGTTTATTTGACAATATTGTTTATTGTCATGATAAGTCGTATCGATGTACTTCGGCTGAAGACATACTTGGAGTTAAATGTTATTACATACAGAAAGACGGTTTATTCCGTCTTTTTGATTTTTCGGCCAGCCATATTTGCAGAAAACAGTTAAAGAGGCTTGAGTATTTATGCAGATGTTCTTAAACAACTCACTTGTAACAGCAGATATGAATGACGGCCTTTCTAGGGCTGTTGTTATCAGCCTGTTCACATGGAGACGTGCAGACACTGGAGACGTTTATGACGGTTCTAATAAATATGGCTGGTGGGGTGATACCTATCCTGTTGAGCAGGGGGACAAAATCGGCTCTAAGTTATGGCAACTCTTAAGACGTAAACTGACTGATGATGTTATAGCAGAGGTTGAAGAGCTTTCGAGAGACTCACTTCAGTGGATGATAGATGACGGTATCTGCTCAAATGTAGATGTATCTGTAGAGCGTTCTGAAATTAACAGAGTGAATATCAGTGTTGTATTAACAGTTGACGGTAAACAGACAAGTTATAAGTTTAAAGAGGTATAAATGAATAATTTAAGGCCAAAATTGAGTGACATCATCACAAGAATTGAGAATGATGCAAAATCACGCTTAACTTCAGAAGAATTAAGACGCTCTGACTTATCTGTTTTTATCCGTGTCATTGCTGGTGTGTCTCATTCAATTTATGCTGCACTTGATTATTACAAAAATCAGCTGTTTTCCGATTCAGCTGAAACGGCTTATCTTGAAAGGCGAGCTTCTATTTTCAATCTGACTAGAAAAACAGCAACGAAAGCAATGGGAGAAGTTAAGTTTAACTATTATAACGACGTTGTGGATGTCCCTGTAGGCACCCTGTTGCAGTCTCAGTCTGGTATACAGTATCAAACCACTTCGAGCCCAAATTCAGAAGGAATTACTTCGGTAAAAGCAATTCTATCTGGTAAAGCTTATAACCTTAACAAAGGCAATACACTTGATCTTGTCAATTCATTAAAAGGTGTTGCCAATGCGATAGTACATTCAGATATTGCTGGCGGAATAGATGCAGAGACAGATGATGAGTTAAGACAACGCATTCTTTTTCGTACTCAGGAACCACCAAGACAGGGAACCAAAGCTGATTATATTGCCTGGGCAAAAGAAGTTACAGGAATTGGTTTTGCGTGGTGTTTTCCTAAAGAGTTAGGTGTTGGAACTGTTACAGTAAGATTCTTATGTAATGATTATTCAATGCCAGACACTGCGCTTATAAATAAAGTTCAGAAACATCTTGAAAGTAAAGCTTCAGTTTTAGCTGCTATCTATGCTGTAGCGCCTGTAGAGCAGAAAATTAATTTCAAATTAAAAATAACTCCTTCAACGCTGGCTGTTAGAAACGCCGCCGCAGAAGCTATCCATAATCTTTTTAAATCTGAAGCTGAGCCCGGTGGCACTATATATCTGTCTCATATTCATCTCGCCTTATCATCCGTAGCTGATGAGATTGATCACACAATTATTGAGCCAGCAACAGATGTGGTTGCTCAGTCTAATTCTTATCTGCCTACCGTGGGAGATATAACATGGGAAGAGTAAGTTTCACAACTGATAACTATTATTCTGCAATGAAGAAACTGCTACCAAAAGGCCCTGCCTGGGAACTTGAAGACAACACTTTCTTCATGAAGATGTTATATCTTGCTGCTCTTGAATTTGCACGGCTTGATGCTGACATTTCTAAAATGATTGATGAATCTGATCCCCAGTCAGCCTCAATAACTCTTTTAGACTGGTTTCATCAATGGGGTATTCCTGAAGAATGTCGATCAGAAGATGATGATCTCGAGGTTTTAAGAACAGAACTGTTAATTAAAATCAGAACGTTAGGCCTTACATTTCAAGAGCTTGTTTATCTGATAGGGCAGTCATGCGGTTATTCAGAAACGAAAATAGATGCTAAACGTGTTTTTACTGTTGCATCAACTGCTGATGACGCCCTTTATTCAGAAATATGGTCTAACTGGTTCTATACAATTAACGTCGAGAAAGTTAATTCCATTCCCTTTAAAACCACTTCAAGAGTATCTGAACGTCTTCAGAAATGGGGAAATGAGCTATTTGAGTGTTTAGTTAAACACTATACACCGGCTCATACTTCAACAATTTTCACTTACGGTAAATAAGGAAAAATATATGTTTAACGGATATAAAAAAGACATTGCAGCTGCAGCACCAAAAATTGAAGAACTGCAGGAAGGATATCCTACAGAAGGAAGTCCTTCTCTTGGTATTCCTGCAACTCAGCCGGGTGCAGCATGGTTTCATATGATAACTACAGAGCTTCTTAATGCTATAAAAGAACTTGGAGTTACACCTGACAAGAATTCTCTCAATCAACTTGCAACAGCTATCTTAACTTTAAAATTTCCAACAGGAACAGCATTTGAATATTTAAGAGATAAAAATTATTCAAAAAATGACATTGTCTTTACCGACGAACGTCTATATCTCTGTATGGCAAATAACGGTCCTGCCTCATCAGTTGTTAAGCCAGGTACTAACGATTCTGTCTGGCAAAAAATTCCTCTTAAACAGGATGTTTTAGCTTTAGTTCCAGATGCCACAACTAGCGTAAAAGGTATTGTTCAGCTAAGTGACAATATTACAGCAGATGCTTCAAGCATTACCAAGGCTGTAACTCCACACGCAATTGTTCAGCAGAATTATGCTAAATCTATCAACGGCGTTAAGCCAGATACATCCGGTAATGTATCCATAACGCGTGTAAATTCGGCCGCATCAGCAGATACAGCAAAATCTGCAACAAAGGCAACTAATGCAGACAAGGCTACTCATGCAAGTACAGCTGACAGTGCAACAAAGGCAACTCAAGACAATGCAGGACAACAGATCAATTCTACTTACATTAAGTCTTTATCTGTAAATGGGAGAACGATTACTTATACGAAAGGCAATGGCTCTACAGGTACTATCACTACACAGGACACTAATACCACTTATTCAAAACTAAGTCAGTTTACTAATGATAGCGGTTATATTACTGACGGTCACAATTTTTCCAGTGGTGTCACCGTGAATGGGTACAAGATCACAGTAGGATAGCTAATATGGCAACAATTAAAATCAATTATGGTGGCACTACCTATTCAATGATTAAAACATCATCAAAGATAACATCTCCCAGCGTTGCTGTTGATGGAGGATGGATTCCATGCTTTAAAGGTAATAGGTTCGCTGAAGTTAAGAGCGGTGACAGAATTTATACATTGTCACCTATTATGGTTAATGGCTATCGTATGGCTTGTGGAAGTAGAATAGCTTTTAATGGTACTGTTTATGTACATATTCCTTATAGACTTACATATATAGGAAGTGCTTCTGGTTCGTCATGGAGATTTGAACTTCTCCCTATAAAAATAGCTTCTACAAATGTAACTGGTTATTCATGTATTCTGAGTAATGTTATTTGGGCAACTCGTGAGATGAACCCAATAGGTTCATTTAGTAGTGGTTATCCTTCTAACGCATCAATAACACAAAACCTTACAGCAAATTATACAGTATTTGATTCAAGTCATAATGCTGTTAAAACGGGTGCTATTACTAATAAACTAATTACTATAGACCCTGTAGGAAAGACACCAGGCGAATATGAAGAGAAAATTGCAATATAGGTAATTATATATGGACATTATTTATAAATCAGTTTCTTATTTTGGACAAAAACGAGAGAATTTACACTTTATTGATTTATCTGTTGATGGCAAGAACTACGGAAACTTAATCATAGCAATTAATACAGAATTAGGCGCAAAATTAAATAACTACTGCTTAGATAAAGAACAGGCGATTAAAGTTGAAGATACAGGTGAAGATCTAACTTTAATTGCTGTAGATGGTGATTCTTTACTTTTAAGTATTAAGGATGCTGTATATGTGTACTTTGATACTGTAGCCCAGCAAAAGGAATTTACAGGATACTTAGACTGTTTGGCATCTGCGAACTCAAACGATGAGAACAAAGTCAGTTATTCTCTGATATTTAGCTCATGGATTGATGAGAACTTAGCAATCTTTAATCAGATTTGTGAAGACTACAAAAATGAAAAGATTGACAATCTATCCATTGATTATGTAACAGAAAATTTTACAGATATAAACTGGGATGCCAAAGTAGATAGCAAATTATCTATATTAGAAAATGCTGTGTCTGACTTAGGTGGTGTTATATCAGACATGAATACAGATGACACTACAACCGAAGATGCGATCGCAGAACTAGGATCAATGATTTCAGATATTTATGCTCAATTAGAGGAGTTAAAAAAGAATGGTTAAATTTTATTTAATGCGTATCAATCGTGGAATTATGACTATTGACGAAGTGCCATCTTTATGGCGTGAAAAGGTAAAAACACTTTTAAAGGAGGCTGAGAAGAAAAAATAATGTACACAAGATTACACGAAGTAAACGGTATTGTAGGTGAAGGTGTTAAGTTTGAACGCATCAGACGTGTCACTGGTTATCTTGTTGGCACCCTGGACAGGTTCAATGATGCCAAAAAGGCCGAGGTTCGTGACAGAGTAAAGCACATGCATGCGTAAAAAATAGCCCTCAAGATGGGGGCTATTTGTTACCAACCTTACAAAAATCATAACAGCAAATCTGCGCCACCTTTTAAGCACAACTCTACATAATCGCACCAGCGCTGCATAGCATTCCTTCGTAACTCCAAAAAGTCCGTTCTGTTATATGCAAGCTCAACACTAGTACCAACACGATGAGCAAGACACATCTCTGCTATATCATGGTCAATTCTCTCTTCAGCCATCCATGTACGTCCGATACTTCGTATACCGTGTGGCACCAGCACACCCTTCATACCGTGACGGCGAAAGAAATTTTCTTGTGCTGCTGTACCTATATGGGCCCCCGGCCTGTCTGGAGAAGTTAAAACGTACTGGCCAAAGCGTGGACGGTTCTCAAGTATCTTCTGCAGTTGTGTACTGATTGGTACAACGTGCATACGCTTCATCTTCATAACGTCAGCCGGTATGGATATGCACTGATTTTTCATATCAATCCACTGCCATTCTAGGGCACAGTATTCACCTGGACGTAATAGGGTATAAAAGCCTATCATAATTGCATCCCAAGTAGTTGGTGCCTTGATTGCTTCAAGCCTCAGCTTAGGCAGTATCTCAGACAAATGCGATGGGTGTACACTTGGTCTGTTATTAAGCTTAGTGGAAGGTCGGGCAAATACTTTATGTATACCTTGAAAGCGCATTGCCTCGATACGACCAGAGTTAATGGCAAACATCTCAACTTCTTTGATATAGCCACAGATGCGCTTAATTGTTTCGAGCTTGTCACGGCTCTCAAGCTCATCTTTGAGTATCTTAATTATCTGAGGAGGAGTAATCACGCTGAAGGGTAACTTGCCGACTTTAGGCAGTATATACTTCTGCATACGCTCATCTATGTCCTGCCAGTTTTTTATGATCTGTCTTTTCAGGTCAAGCCAATCAGCATAAATTCCCTCGAATGTATCATCAACAGTGGTTTTTGATATATTAGTAAGCTGAGCAAGTGCATTTCGTGCATCAGCTAAGCTCATAGCCGGATAATCGCCAAGCTGGCGTGTGATACGTTTACCGTTGACAGACTTGTTTATTCTCCACGTCATGCGCCCATTAGGCGATATACGTATAACCAGGCCATTCTTATCAGTGACCTCGTAGCGCTTGTCTTTTGGCTTTAAAGCGCGCAAAGCTAGTGGTGACAGCATGGGTGTAAAGTTCTCCATGTGGGTGTGTAATTCTCTACACCCATCATACACCCTTGAGGTTTATTAGTTAATATATCACTCATATATCACTGATATATCAATTCAATAACTAGCGATTTTTAAAGAAAATTTTTATTGAAAAAAGAGGATATTTATAAGAGGTTAGAATGGTCATGGCGGTGAGAACGGGATTCGAACCCGTGATACGCGTTAACGTATACACGCTTTCCAGGCGTGCTCCTTCAGCCACTCGGACATCTCACCAAAATTGACCGTATAATTTTACAGTATT